CAAAAAAACTTTCACTAATAGTGACGGGGCGCAAGTCCAAAAGGAGATTACAATGTCTGAAGAGACAAATCAACCCGTTGACTTGGAAGCTTTTGCTAAAAAAGTAGCTGAGGAAACTGCTGCTAAGATAGCCATGAAGCATGCCGAGCAAAAAGCTGCCGATGAGGCAGCTACAAAGGAAGCTGAGGAAAAAGCTGCTGCGGAAGCAGAGGCTAAAGCCCAGCAGGAAGAAGAAGTTAAGCAGGCTGTAGCAACTGCTGTAGAGTCAGGCGCAGAGCGTTTGGTTCAAGACGTTGAAGCCAAAATGGCTGAGAAAGATGCTGAAATGGACGAAGTTCTTAAGCAGCACGCAGCTGAGCTTAAAGAAAAGTCTGACGAAATTGAAAAGATGCGTGATTCTAAGCGTGTTTTCGAAAATCGTGGACGTCAGGATGTTAGCTCATTTAAGAAAGATTTTCTTTCTGCGCACATCCTTGGTAAAATTACTCGTAAGGGCTGGGACACTGGCTTTGCGAAAGACGTTTTACAAAAAGCTGGCGTAACCTATGACGCTACTAGCGCAGCTGGTATCGACGTAAGTGTTTCGCAAGCCTTTGAAGAGGAAGTAAGATTAGAGCAGAAGGTTGCTCCTCTCTTCCGTGAAATTGCTGTAGCATCTGGTGCAACTGTACTACCCATCGCTCCTGATACTGAAAATGCAAACTTCAATGCAACTGGTCTGGAAACAGCTAACAACCTGTTGGAAGAATCTGGTGCTTCTGACAACAACTACAACGTTAATCGCGTGTTGTTACAGGCTTTCAGACTCATATCAGGTACATTCATAGCGAATGACACCGATGAGCAAGTAGTAGTAAGTGTTCTACCTATTATTACTTCAGCACTTGCAAGAGCACACGCAAAAGCTATTGACTCAGCAATCTTACTGGGTAACTCAAGCTTTGTAGGTCTCGTAGGTGGAGCTGGAACTGACGGTTCTGGATCTTTCCTCGCAGCAGACTCTGCTCTCGTAACTGACCCCGATGCATCTGGAACTTCCGATGCTATTACTGGTGCTAACTTGCTTTCCATCCGATCTGAGATGGGCAAGTATGGTATGAATCCTAATGATGTTGCATACATCGTTGGTATTGACCAGTATTACAACCTCATCGCTGATGCAGCCTTCTCTGACGTGTCAGAAGTTGGTTCCGACACAGCAATGAAGCTGATCGGTGCTGTTGGAAGCATCTACGGATCACCTGTAGTTGCAACTGATGCACTCGCGCAAGGTACTAAAGAGTCTGGAGCCTTCACAGGAACAGCCGCCCTTGCCGTTAACGTACGTAACTATGTTATCCCCCGACTGAAGGGTGTTAGCATCGAGACTGACTACGAAGTAGCTGGTCAGCGCACGGCTATCGTTGCCTCACAATCTCTCGGATTCAACGAGTTGGTTGCTGGCGTAACAAACAACGAGCCTGCAGTACGAATCGAGTATCAGTAATTGATACGACTGATTACCTTGGTAATCATAGAAACTGGGGGAGGATTTCCTCCCCTAAGTTTTTACTAATTAACTTATGGCGAATCTAATAACATTACAAGACTATAAAACAGCAGAGGGTATTTCAGCTCCGAAAGACGATGCTCGTTTGAATGTGTTGATTCCTTCTGTAAGTGAATTAGTAAAAACTTATTGTGGAAACAGTTTTGTAGATTTCTACTCCTCTAATAAAACGGAAACTTTTAATATTGATTGGGGGACTTACGTAGTACAGCTTACTGAAAGTCCTGTCAATGCGATTGTGAGTGTGGAAGAGAGACAGTCTTACAACAATGCTTACACAACTCTCACGACAGGAGCATTTGAGTTTGCACTAGACACAAAAACAGACAGCGTATTGCGTACCACATCCGCAGGCTATAAAAACTGGCCTACAGGAGTAGATGCAGTAAGGGTAGTGTACACCGCAGGGTATAGTGCGGTGCCTTCAGATTTAAAACTGGCAGTTCTTGATTTAGTCACTTACTACTTGAAAGACGAGCACAAACAGCGTCAAAGTATAGCAGGTGCTAGTCTACAGAACCAAGGAAGCACTAGTCAAAATAATAATGTATCGTTTCCAGACCACATTAAGCGAGTCTTAGACTTGTATAAGAACTTTTAATGGCTGATTCTAAATTAAGAAAAATAGCAGCAAATATAGTAAAACAGATACAAGAGGATGGCAATAAAAAGCTTAGAAAAGAGCTAACACGGAAAGTTAATGGTCAAGTTTTAGTAATTATAACTAAACGTTTTAATACTGTTATAGAGGAGCTTTTTCCAACTATTAAAAAAGCAACTCTTAAAAAGATTTTAGATGAGTATGAGTTAAAAATAAGAAAGACTTTAGAAGAACCTTTTCTTGATAGTCTAAAGGATGATGAAGCAGAGAAACAACGTTTTATAGATGCGAGAAATGAATTTAGCACCAGACAAAGAAGAACTTTTGTAATAAGAACTTATAGAGATTTTGATGAAGGTCGAGGAGCTTGGAAAGGCCGAAAAACAGAATTAAATGACTTAATAAAAACGCATCACTTAAAGTTAGCAGAGGGACAGAACGCTAGTAAGCAAGACCAGAAGCAACTTGATAAAACATCTGGTCGAGACAATAGATTTGGAGCTCAGTTAGGTCATGGTGAAGGGAATGAAGGCTTAGCTGTATCAGCAGTTTCTGCCGCAAAAGCAAAGTCTACTATTGCGGGCGTAGGAGACATTGAAGGAAAAGAAAAACTTGAAAAGATAATTAAAAACTATGAAAACGCTATAAAAGTAAAAATAGACCATAAACAAGTTATAAAAAATGGAGAGTTAAACAAAGAGTATATTCCGACTATATTTTTTCAAAAGTCACTAACAAATCAAGAGATGAAAGTTGCGGAAGCCGCAGCTATTTCTCAACTAGAGAAAGAATTTGATGACCTTGCAAATTTAGCAGGATCTACTACTTTATTAGATGCTTTAACAATGGTGCTACTAGATGCTTCTGCATCAAAACAAAGGTCTACAGGAAAAAGAAAAAAGAACATATCGGAAAAAGGAAGCGGAACAAAAAGTTCAAAATTTAAAACTAAAAGAGAAATAACCAAAGCTACAGGAGGAGGAGTTGATGTAAAGGCTGCAGTAGCATTAAAGAAAAAGTCTTTAGGAACTCAACCACAATTTAGTCCTTTTAATTTAGCTTCTATAATTAATGAAAAGTTACCACAAACTCTTCAAAAAAATATGAGACCTCCTCGACTACAGAATGTTACAGGCAGGCTCGCACGAAGTGCAAAGATTACAGATGTAATGCAAACTAGGGAAGGTTTTCTAAGTTTTGGTTATACATATGAAAAAGATCCTTATCAAGTATTTGAAGTAGGAACAGGATCAGCGCCTTGGTCAAATGCAGAAAGAGACCCAAGAAAATTAATTGATAAGTCAATAAGAGAAATAGCAGCAAATATGGCCTTAGGAAGATTTTACACTAGGAGAATGTAATGCCAAATGAAAGAGCGTATACATCTCGCAGAGCGGGAATAACAACAGCTCTTGCCGAAGTGTTAAGTAAGATCGATGGAAGAGGCGTATTTAAACAGTCAGTTGCAGAAACGAGCCCCCGACTAAAGTTCTGGGATGAAGTAGAAGAGTTTCCTGCGATACATCTAAATGCAGGATCAGAAACAAGACAGTATCAGACAGGTGGGTTCAAAGATAGATTTTTAAATGTAACGGTTCGCTGTTATGTTAATGAAGAAGACTCAGTAGCAGCGTTAGACGAACTACTCGAAGACGTAGAAACTGTATTAGAAGAGAATAGCCGACTATTGTACCATGATAGAAATGGCTTGGAACAATTCACAAATCAAATTACTATTCTCAGTATTGATACTGATGAAGGTGTACTAGATCCTCTTGGGGTAGGAGAAATACTCATAGAGGTTCGTTACTAGGAAAATGCTGGCACGAACAGACGTTCACGACCCAGCCTTTTCAAGTTCATAGGAGATAAACTATGGCACAACAATTATATTTCAGCCGTGATACTCGTATGTTTGTTCAGTTTAGAAACACGACTGACAATACGGAAGCAGCCGCTGATTTAGGAAAAGGTCAATTGTGGGAAATTCCTGTTCTTGATGGGTATAGTTTTTCACAGACAACAAATACGTCAGAGATAACTTTGGCGGAAATGGAAAGTAGTGCTGGTGTAAGTAGAAGGGGTCGTCGTATGTTTACGGACTCTCTTGCCCCTGCAGAATATTCTTTCTCCACTTACATTCGTCCTTTTAAATCTTTAGGACAAACAGCACTTGGAACCGCAGCAGACGGAGTAAAAGGTGCAGAAACAGGAAGCAATACAGAAGTCCACGCAGTAGAGGAAGTATTCTGGGCATCTATGTTTGGAGCTGATACATATACTTCAGAGCAGTATACTCGTGGAGTAAATGCTGTAAGCGGAAACGTTCTTATACCAGGAGCTAACAGTAGTGTAATTACTATTCAAGAGTCCAACCGATCTGCACTACACTCGTTTGTATTATACTTTATGATTGATACTGATACGAGCAATCCTCTTATCTATCGTCTACCAGAGGCAATTATCAACGAAGTTACTGTTGATTTTGATGTTGATGGAATCGCAACTCTTAACTGGTCAGGATTCGCAAAAGAAGTTCAAGACATCTCAGAAAAAGTAGCTATCTCTTCTCGTCATGATGCCACGGTATCAGGCGGTAGAAAGGGAGGCGGAAACTTAGTTCTTGGAGATCTAGTAATTGATACAGGAAACAGCAGAGCGGTACATATCTGCAGCAACGTATCAAGCACGCAAGCTACTGTAACACAGGCTATTGATGAAGCAACTACAAGTACAAAGAACTTTATTCGAAACCGACTAACTGCTGTAGATATTGAAACTGCAGATCAAGCGGATAAAGTAGAGGGAACATTCCCAGGAAGTTTTGTAACTGTTACAGGCATTACAGCAGCTAACCCTGCTGTCGTTACTGCTGCTTCTCACGGGTTTGCAGTTGGAGATGTAGTACGAGTGACAGGAACTTGTGGTATTACAAAGTCTGGAGCAGACGTTCTTGATGGAGTAGACATTACCATTGCTTCCGTTTCGACTAACACATTTACAACTGATCTAAACTTGTCTTCAGGAACCTCAGGTTCCTTTAGTGGAACACCAGTTGCCGCAAATGGTAAGTATAGTCTAACACTGACTGGAGGTAGCTTTAACATTGGAAACAATATTACCTACCTTGTACCAGAAGAATTGGGAGCAATTAATAAGCCGCTAGAGCACGTAACAGGAACACGAACCGCTACAGGTAACGCAACTTGTTACATAACTTTGGAGGATACAGATACTTCAGCAGGTACGTCACGACAGTTCTTTAATGACTTGGTTGGTACAGCCGCTATGTCAAAGGTTGTGAATAAGTTTAAGGTAACAATGCACATTGGTGGATCTGCCGCTACAGGTAACAACACCGATCCTGCACTTAAAGTTATATTCCCAACTGCACACATTGAAGTACCGACACACTCGATTGAAGATGTTATTTCACTGGAAACAAACTTTACAGCTCTTCCAACAGACTTTGGATCTGCTGACGAAATAACTTCTATCACATACTTCCCACCTGCAACATACTAAGGATAAGGGGCTTCGGCCCCTTTTTCCCCTCACCCCACAAAAATAATTCTTGACATTTTTTGTGTTTTACCGTATAATTAAATTTTAAATAGGATCAGAGTAATGCCCGACACAGTAGAGAAAAAACCAGAAGTTTCATTAAAGAGTCTTATGACTCCAAGCAAGACAGTAAGTATAGAGTTTCCACGCTTTAAAAACATGACAGTGGATCTATGCTACTTAGCGAGAGAAGAGCTAGTTAAACTTCGTAAGAAGTGTCTAACTACAAAATGGGATAAAAAGACTCATCAACCGATTGAAGAGTTTGATGATGAAAAGTTTGTTGTAGAGTATTGTAAAGCAGTAATTAAGGGTTGGAAAGGTTTAAAATATTCATACCTAGAAGAGCTTCTTTTGGTGGATATAAGCGGCCTTGACCCAGAGGACTGTTTGCCTTATACTCAGGACAATGCAGAGTTGTTGATGAAAAATGCCAACGATTTTGATACTTGGGTTACAGAAACAGTAGGTGACCTTGAAAATTTTACGAAAAGCAAGTAGATGAAATAAGAAGTCTACTTGATAGATTTTTTCAAGAATCCCGACAAAAAATGGACAAAGAAAAGTATCTTCGTCTATGTGAACAACTAGGGCAAGAACCTGATCCAGCAAAGATGCCGCTTGAAATCTCTGTTTTTCCAGAGGAAGTTCAAGTGGCATTTTTTATGTTTAACTTATTATCAGATAACTTTGAAGGAATGTCTGGCACGTATATGGGAAAAGACTGGACACACTGTCGCCACATATTCGAAGTATTTGAAGTAGACGATAAAAAAACTACTTTAATATTTATGAAGATGATAGAAAGTATAATAATGAAACAAGCATTTGAAGAGCAAGAACGCAAGAGAAAAGCAGAAGAGCGTAAAAGACAAACAGCGGGTAAGACGTACGCCCATAATGTAAGAGGATAATGGCTAAGAAAAATCAAGTTTTTATAGATATAGTAGTCGACGACAAAGGCACGACAAAACGTGTTGCTGTCAACGCAAAAAAGTTAGGTCTAGAGCTTGATAAAGCTGGTGTCGCTACTGATAAAGCTACAAAAAGCACAGATAAGCTAGGTAAATCAAATAAAGATTTAGACAGAAACTTGCGTGGAACCGCAAAGATGACGTCTAACGGCACAAAAGAATTTTCAAAAATGCAGCAAGGCATGGGAGGTCTTGTAGGTGCATACGCAACTCTTGCTGCTCAGGTGTTTGCAGTTTCTGCAGCTTTTCAATTTTTACAAGTTGCAAGTGACTTCCGAAACCTTATAGCGGGACAAGAAGCTCTTGGTGCTACAACAGGTGTCGCCTTTAAAACAATTACAGAGTCAATAATACAAGCAACCGATGCACAAATACAATATGGAGAAGCAGCAAGAGCTGCAGCAATCGGTACGGCTGCAGGGCTGTCACCAAGTCAACTAACAGACTTAGGAAACGCTGCAAAAAATGCTTCCTTTGCTCTCGGGCGAGACTTAACAGATTCTTTCAATCGACTTATAAGAGGTGTAACAAAAGCAGAGCCAGAACTTTTAGACGAACTCGGTATTATTCTTCGACTAGAGACCGCTACTGAAAAATACGCCGTAAGTCTTGGGAAAGCCAGAAATGAATTAGATGCTTTTGAAAGAACTCAAGCTGTTGCAAATGATGTTCTTGATCAGGCAGAGCGTAAGTTTGGTGCAATCGAAGCACTTATGGACCCAAATGCTGCCGCTCTAAACCAATTTACAAAATCTTTTGATGACCTTATAAAAGGCTTTCAAGTGGGTCTAATAGAGACTCTCATTCCTGTACTTACCTTTCTTTCTCAGAATACTGCGGCTCTTACCGCTTCTTTAAGCCTTTTTGCTTTACCAATATTAAAGGCAATACTTCCTGCAATGGACAAATGGGCAGAGTCTTCGAGAAAAGCAGCAGACGAAGCGAAAAAACTCTCCAAAACTTATGGGGAGGAATTAGATGCACAAACAGCAAAGTTAGAGGATAATTTAAAAAGACGCCAAGCTGCAGCAGATAAAGCAGCCAAGGTCGCCAAGAGCACAGCAGCAAGACAGGGAACTGGAATTAGAGCAGGTAGTGGTTTGGATTTCCTAACTGGAGGGGAGGAGAAGAGAGGAGCACAAGGAGCCGCAACTAGAATACTCAATAATGCCAGAAAACAGATGAATGAGCAGGGACAGATACTCACAGGAGATCTAAAAGGTTATAATGAAGAGCAGCTTCGTGATATGGAAAAAAGCCATAAAAAACGAATAGCTGTATCAAAAACATCTGCGGATAAAATCAGAAGTAATTTTGATACCTTGGGTATACAGATAAAGAGAACCACTGCGGGTATAGGAACTTTTTGGCAAGCAACTATGGCTAAAATGGCAGGCGTAGCCGCAGCTACAGCAACATTTATAAATACTGTATTCTTTGTTGCAGGTTTGGTAGGGGCGTTAGTTTTAGTTGGGTCAGCTATAAAAGCTGTTGCTGATTTTTTATTTCCTCTTACCGACGAGATGAAAGCTCAGCAGAAGACGGTGGAAGATTTATCAGAAAAGTACTCAAAACTAAATGAAGAATTAGAAAGATCAGCAGAAGCAAGAAGAACTTTACTAGGCGGCACGCAGATAGCTTCTAATGAAGGTAAAGCACTCCAGAGTATAGATGTGCCTGCCTTTTTAGATGGATTACAGCAGTTAGAATTAGCAGAGGCAAAAGGAGCTGATGGAACTGATGATTTAAGAGAAGCACTTACAGCCACAGGAGTACAGCTAGGAAAAATAGACCCTCAGTTTAAATCCTTAATTGATAAAAATGGACAGCTTGCTAAGGTAAATGATGAAACTGCAATTACTTTTAGAAACTTAGCAAATGACATTATAAGAACAGGACAAGAAATTGATAACTTGCCTAGACTATTTACAAAGTTAGATTCTGCTTTTTCAAAACTTACACAAGGTGCAGTAAAACTAACTCCTATACAAGAATATCTTAAAGCATCAGAGGACGTTCTTGAAAACTTGAAAATGCAAGTAGAAAAAAATGAAGAAATTGGAATTAAACAAAGTATTGCTATTTCCGATGCTATAACTGCTCGTGCTAAGCAGAAAAAAGCAGATGAAGACTATTTTGCGGCACTTGCTAACGGTGGGAAAATGGAATTAGAAATATTTAATCAGCTTAGTGAAAGGCAAAAACAAGATGAAAGAATTCGACAGAATATGCGGGTAGTAGAAGGAGCTATATTAAAGCAAGAACTTGACGCAATGTCAAAAGCTCTAGGTCTTAGTGAAGACGAGCTTAAGATATTTTTGAAACAAATAAAAACAGAAGAAACTAGACAAGAACTAATTAAGCCTTTTGAAGCAGAGCGAGTTAGAAGACAAGAAAAACTTTCAGAACTTCAAGATAAAGCTACAGCTAGTATGAATTTAGGATTAACAGTACAAGGACGAATTGGTAACCTAGAGACTAAAAGACTACAAATAGCAAATAAATTTGAAAAAGCAATTCAAAACCAAAAACGGTTTGAACTAGCTTTAGCCGTAGCTGTAAAAGAGTCGGGAATGAGTGAGGAAGAGGCTCTTAAGAAAAAGAATGAAAAAGTTGTAAAACAAAGGCAGGAGTTAGATGCAGCCAATTCTATATTTGAGACTGCACAAAGACAAAATGAACTAGATAAGATTAGTGTAGATCTGCAAGAAAAAAGGCTTGAATTTGAAAAGTCTATTCTTTCCGAAAGACTAAAATTAGTAGCCGCGCAAGAAAAAGAAAACAGACTAAAAAGAGAGCAAAGAATAGGAGAGACCCTTGGAGGCGAAGGCTTTGGTAGTGCTGCGGAAAGAAGACAGTCAACAATAGATGCCGCACAAGCTACAGTGGAAGCAAGAAAAGAAGCTGTGAAGATTGCCCAAGCTACTTTTGATAATGAGCTTAGGGTTCAATCAGAAGCTATCATAGAACAAAGTAGAAAAACAGGTTTTGCTAATTTAGCAAGAGACTTGTCACAGTTAAGAGAGGGATTAACAGCAGGACCACAAGGGGAAGCTCTTAGAGGCCAACAAAGAGGCTTAGCAGACGCACAGGGGGATCTTACTATTGCACAAAACTCTCTTAAAGCACAACAACAAGAGCTAAATATACAAGGAGAAAAAGCACAATTTCAACTAGAGGAGATTGCATTAACAGAGCGGCAAAAGTTCATACAAGATCAAATTGTAATAGCAAAAATGAATGGAAATGCGGCTAACGAGGAAGGCTTAGATGCTCTAAGAGCTCAGTCAGGAGCTGTTTTTGATTTAATGAAGCAAGAAGAAAGAAGGCAGTCTATCGCAGATTCTATAAGATTGGGTATGGAAGGGGCTTTTACAAGTTTGATAGATGGCACAAAGAGTGCAAAAGAGGCTTTTGCAGATATGGCAAAATCAATATTGAAGCGTCTAGCAAGTATTATAGCAGAAATGTTAGTGGCAAAAGTACTGTCTGCTTCAATTTTTGGAGGATTTTTTGAAGATGGAGGGGTTACTACAACGGCTGCAAAAGGAGCAATGACTCCAAAGAAACAGTATGCTGGAGGAGGTTATACTTCACCATTAAGAAACTACAGTCGTGGTGGAATGGCAAGAGGCCCACAACAAGGGTATAATGCAGTCCTCCACGGAAATGAAGCTGTAGTACCTCTTCCAGACAATCGTCATATTCCTGTGGAATTAAGCGGGGGAATGGGGCAACAAAACATTGTTACTGTAAATGTAAATATGGACGGACAAGGAAGTGCACAAACTTCTAGTGAGTCTAATGGACCAAATGCTGAAAGAATGGGTAATATGATTGCAAAAGCAGTACAAGATGAACTACAAAATCAAAAACGATCGGGTGGAATACTTAGCCCCTATGGAGTAGCATAATGGCTATTGGGTTTACAGTCACAAACATAACAGATAAAAAAGTTATACCTGATAAGACACTTACTCGTCAACAGACTCCTCGTGTAAGGATTCAGAAGTTTGGGGATGGATACGAACAAAGACTGGCTGAAGGTATAAATAACATAGTTGATAATTTTAGTTTGAGTTTTGTGAATAGGGCAAAAGCAGAGGCAGATGATATACTTGCTTTCTTTGAGACAAAAGCAGGAGTAACTGCCTTTGAGTTTACGTATCCTGATACAAATTCTACTAGCGTCACTACAGCGACGCTGGCATCTAGTCCTTCGAGTAGCTTAACAATAGCACTTACTGCAGCAAACCTTGATATTTCTGTAGGCGCAACTCTAACAGGCGGAGGAGTCGATGGAACTCCTAAGGTTACAGAAAACCAAGCCCCAAATGCAACTATAATTGTTGATACAGCACAAACAATTAATACAGGTAGCGATGGCACAGCTTTAACTTTTACAAACCCAAATGAAAGAACAATAAAAGTTGTATGCGAAAACTGGACTTTAAACTATTCTAATTCAGGATTTTACAACATACAAACCGCATTTAGAAGAGTGTATGAGCCATGAGTCAAGAGTTAGCGTTAGACACAGCCAAACAGGAGATAAACAGCGGCTTCTTAGAGTTTTACGAGCTAGAAGTAGGAAGTGTTCCCAAACAAGCAGACCAAGTAACCCCTCAAACTGGTGCAAATAAGTTATATTTTCATGATGGAAAAAATGAAAACAATGCTGATGTAACATATGATGGAAACACTTATATTGCTCTTCCCATACTTATGACAGGTATAGAAGTAAAAGGCGATGGAGCCTTAAGTAGGCCTACAATAACCATTGCAAATGTTGAGTCCTTGATAAAAACAGGCTCCAAGTTCATGACAAAAATGACGGATAACTCTGGAAGTGATCAATGGAACACTGAAGTTGATGGAGTACCTATAACTTCAAGTGATTTTAAATTAGATGATTTAATTGGATCAAAACTAACAAAAAGAACAACACTAGAGAAATATTTATCAAGCAATCCAACTATAGAATTTCCAAAAGCCGTGTATATCATAGATAGAATACAGCAAAAAACAAATCTATTTGTTACTTTTGAGTTGGCGGCTCCATTTGATCTAGCAGGAGTAAGAATACCTGCTAGAACTGTTGTCGGAAAATACTGTCCGTGGCAATATCAGGGAGCAAGATCAGAATTAATTGCTTCTGATAGGCGAGGAGCGTGTGTATGGAAAGAGCATAGCCAAATAAATCATGGGAATGGAACCACTTCAAGTGTATTTTTGAACGAAGATGATGAACCGATTATGAAAAAGTCTGTTTTAGGTACAACGGCTTGGTCAAATTCAACTTCTTATGCAGTAGATGCTATAGTTGTAAAAAATAATTTGTATTATCAGTCAAAAGACAGCTCAAACCAAGGAAACGATCCTGAAGCAGGAGAAGTATTCTGGCAACCGATTAGATTTTATGAAACTTGGAGCAGTAGCTCAGTATCCTATACAATCAACGCTACTGACAGTCGAAGAAACTCTATAGTATTGCACAATAACATACCTTGGAGAGCTTTACTCGCTCATACTTCAAGCGCAGACAGAGAACCAGAGCTAGGATCAATATTTTGGACAAGAGCAGATATTTGTGGTAAACTTCTCACTTCTTGTAAAAGAAGATATCAAGCTAAGGGAGTAAGTAACGCTACAGGAACTAATTTTATACAATCAACACAGCTGGCAACAGGAAGTGTCCTACCTTTTGGAGGATTTCCAGGGAGTAGAAAGTTTAGATAGTGGACTATTTAGAAGAAATACGGCAGCACTTTGAAAAAGAATACCCAAGAGAAGGGTGTGGCATACTCTCCGTAGTAAAAGGAAAGCAGAAATGGTTTCCATGTACAAATATAGCAGACGAAGACAACCATTTTATAATAGATACAAAAGAATATTTAAAAATTGCAAGAACTTCTGATATTATAGGAATAGTACACAGCCATCCTGATGAATCATCAGAACCAAGTGAACTAGATATAAATAACTGCAATGCAATGGGTAAAAAGTTTTACATATTTAGCTATCCTAACATGGATCTGACAGTTATAGAGCCAGAAACAAATACTGCTGATCTCTTTGGAAGAGAGTATGAGTTTGGGAAGGCAGACTGTTTTGAAGCAATGAGAGATTATTTACTTACTCAAAATATTGAACTGCCTCCGAGAGCAATGTTTATAGAAGACTACTGGGACAAAGGAATAGATTATTTTTACGAAGACATGATAAAGAACTGGGGAGGGCACCCTGTAGATATGCAGACTGATTTACAGGTGAATGATGTTTTAATTTTTAAAGTTTTTTCTGAAATAAATAACCATTGCGGAGTTTATTTAGGAAATGATATATTTTATCACCATGCAGAAAATCAACTTTCTTGCAGAGAGTGTATTTATCCAAAGTGGCATAAATGGTTAGTGGGAGCTTATAGATATGCAGCGTAATGTATACATAGAGGGAGAAATGGGAGAACTGTTTGGGAAGGAGCATTATATGAATGCTCCGACAGTACGCGATGTATTTAGACTCATGCAAGCAAACCATCCAAACTTTCGAAAATATATCTTAGACTGCCACGAAAAAGGCGTGGGATTCGCCATAGAAGCAGCGGGAGATGAGTTAGAGCAGCCAGAAGAACTACTTCTACCTTTGCATGAAGGAGACATAATAATTACTCCTGTGCCTGAAGGTAGTGGTGGTGGATTTAAAAAAATACTATTAGCGATAGCAATTGTTACAGTTATTGCTGTTACTGGAGGTTTTGGGGGTATGGGAGCTTTTGGGCAAGGAGTTTCATTTGCTGGCACAGGTACAACAACTGCTCTAGGAAGTGTTACAGTTACGGCAGGGGCGGGATTAAACACTCTCGGTTTGATAGCTGCGGGGCTTAGTGTAAGCTTAGCACTATCTGGTCTAATGGAAATGATGGCACCAGATCCCTCTACAGACTCAGATCAAGAAGAGTCTTATTTGTTTAATGGAAAGCAACAAAACATTATTGAGGGAGACCCAGTTCCTGTGTTGTATGGTAAATTACGAGTTCCAGGTCAGCCTATAAATTTTGAAACTTCTAATAAAACAAGACAAACTACAGGTTCAGGTCCTTTTCAACAAGGCCGTAACGGAGATACCCTAGTACAGCAAACTCAAGCTGAATGGGAAAGAGATATAGCACAAATTTTCTAGGGAACAGTATAATGAGCACACAAGCAGGATTAACAGCACAAGACAGGAGAAAATCATCCCCAGGCAATGATGTATTGACTGGACTGCCTGGGTCTCGCTTTCAAAATGTAACTCTGACTGAAATTATATCAGAAGGAGAGGTTGAAGGGCTTGTAGAAGGCGGTTCAAGTATATTTTTAAATGACGACCCTATGTTTGAGCCAGGAGAAGCTCCGTTTACTCCTTCAACTAGTGTTACAGGTACGGGAGCAACAAATAGCACTTCTGTTACGCTAAGTGCATCGACACGACAAACAATAGAAGCAGAAGATGGAAAACTCTTCATGGGTGTAGAAGTTATTGAAGCCCAAGTAACTTTTTCTAGTAAAACTTACGCAGTTACTGGGGCTGCTATTTATAATACAACTTCTGGGTTTGGCGGTACAATGACAGCCTCCTCTAACATATTTCATGCTGATATGGTTCATGTTCCTGGAGCCTATGGTAATATAAGTTTAGAGAATTTAGCTCACGGGGATGCTACAGTTGAGCTAGAAATACAGAGTAGTGGTCAAAAAATTTATGGGTTTATAGATTCTTTTACGAGTGCAACGGTAGCCTCCTTTTCAAGTAATAAAGTAACTGCAATAGACGACTACTTAACAGACGATGATTTTGCAGTAGGAAATAGTCATAAAATAATTATAACTGTTTATTACGAAGTTTCTGCTTTGAGTGGAACTTCTGTTACTCTTTCTTCCAATCCTACTGTTGCCTTTACAAATAAGAGAGTAATGTTTCAAGGCCCTAAATTATCAAGTGACTTACCAACAAATCAAAAATATCCTGGCTCTTCTTATCAGTTCAGAACTGGAACAGAGTTACAAGATCCTTTGTCGAATATAAATGGTCAGGGTAATACTTCTGCTCCATTAACTACTCCTGGGGGAAGCTTACTAAAAGATGTAGCACAAACAATAACTAGCTCTGCATTAAGTGCGGGACAAAAAGCTGAAGTTGATGAAGTATCTTTTCTTATTGCATACCCACAAGGGCTATACGGCTATGATGAGAGTAATGGAGATGAGTATGTAACAGGAGTTGCTTATAGAGTAGAAGTAGGAATAGATAGAGGTTCTGGTTTTACCTTCGCTTCTGTAGGCGGAAACACGGGGCCAGGCCAAAGAGTTTCAGGAATAGGAACTTCTACAGAAACGATATACTCTCACTCTACTTTAGCAAAAGCTGCTATAACTGTTGAATTAAATGTAGATTTAACTCCTTTTCAGCCCTTTACGGATTTTTCTATAAGAGTTACTAGACTTACAAACCATGGAACAATAGATAGTGGAGTCGATTATCAAAGACCTCACAGAGCTTTGGGTCATGCTGAAGGTAGTTTGGCAGTTTTTCCCAACGAAGAAAAATGGAAGGGGGTTCTAACTGCAACCATTTCTAGTGCAACAGCCATAATCAAAGAAAAATTAAATTTTCCTCACACTTCGCTTGCTTCTATATCTTTCAACTCGAAAGTTTTTCAAGGACTGCCTAAAAGATCCTACGAAGTTAAAGGGATAAAAGTTTTAGTACCTTCTAATTATGAAACAAGAGATGAAAATGTCGATGAAAGTACGTATCCTGGTAAGGTAGCAACTTACACTAGAAATGTTAGTACAGGAGTAATTGAGTCTACTAATCAGGCTTGGGACGGTAACTTTCGTTCCTCTAAAGTTTACACTGACAATCCTGCTTGGGTATTTTTTGATATACTTACAAATAATAGATATGGTTTAGGAGAGTATTTACAGTCGTTAGATATTGATAAGTTTGCTTTGTATAGGATTGGGAGATACTGTGATGAGCTGGTACCCGATGGGAAAGGCAGCAAAGAACCTAGATTTACAGCAAACTTGTATCTCACAAAAGCAACAGACGCCTATAAAGTGCTTAAAGATATAGCCACAATATTTAGAGGTATGTTGTATTGGATGGACGGGCTTATAACCCCTGTCATGGATGAAGCAAAGGAACCTATCTATCAATTTTCAAAATCAAACGTTATAGATGGTACCTTTCAGTATGAGAGCACTGGTAGTAAAACACGTGCAAATCAATACATAATTGAGTGGAATAATCCAGAGTCTCAGTATAAACTTGAACCTTTAATTGTTGAAGATAGACAAAATATTATAAGAACAGGAAAGATAATAAAGGAGAAAGCCATTGCATTTGGTTGTACCTCTGAAGGACAAGCAATACGCTATGGGAGGTGGAAGCTGTGGACAGCTATAAACCAAACAGAAGTAGTTTCTTTTGAAACAGGAATAAATGCTGCTTTCTTATCCGCAGGAGATATTATAAATATCTCAGACAGTGATGATTTCAATATACCATTTAGTGGAAGAGTAAATTCTTATACTGAGAGCGGAGGAAACTTTCTTACTTTAGATAGAGATATAGATGCTTTTTTACCTACCTCTGGGTACTCTTATACTGTATCTGTAGTTATACCGAAGAATGTTGCTATACTTAACCAAGATTCAGCTACAGTAAATGGAGCATCACTAACTAGAGGAGATATTGTAACTACAGCTAGAGTTGCTTCAGGCGGCTCTCAAACTACGCTAGTAGTTTCTAGTGAGGACACTACAAATCTAAATATTAGTAATGCTTTAGATGATTCTAATAATTCGATAGAGCTTCTTTTAAATAGCTCCACTATTGTTCAGGAAGAAAGCCTTACAGGAACTGCCACCGTAGATGGGACAGTAGTTCAAGTTCCTGCAGCAGCAGTAGACGGAAAAACAAAGCTACAGCTTTCTTCAGCTCTTGATGAAAATAATGCTTCTGATTTATCTGAAGCGATCTGGGCAGTAAAGCAGGTAGATAGCACAGGAGAAAAATCTGAAACTTCTCCAAAACAGTATAAAATACTTGGTATAGCACAAGAGGCTGAAGAAGGAATATACCAGATAGTAGCAGTTGAGCACTATAATGCAAAGTTTGATTCAATAGAGGAAGATTTCAGATTAGCTGTGGCAGACACCTTTTCTCCTAGAGAGCCAGATACAGGTGTGCCTCGACCTAAAAACTTACGAATACTAAAAAGATCGGATGCTGATAGAACAGGAGAAGAGATTAGTATACAGTGGGATGCCCCTGACAACTATGAGTTTACAAAAGAATTCCTAGTTACTCACGATATAACTATCGATAAAAAAGTTGTTCAAGAAAGAACAGATAAAAGAATTCTAAACTTAAATGGCGTGAGAGATGGCGTTTATCAAGTGCAGGTACAAGCAGTAAGCGAGCTAAATAAAAGATCTAGACCAATTACACAAAATGTAGAGATAAAAGATATCTTTGGAGGACCACCAAGAAAAAGAGGAGTCATGCTGGGAGGATTATGTTCTTCTGGTATGGATATAGATAGAACAAATGGAAAAGTATTTTTTATAAAAGACTCTTATAGAATTGCTCCCCCCGCAAATACTCAAGGAGCAATCTCAGATGGTTCTACCGCGAATTTGGTAAGATTCAACGACTCAAGTAATGCTTCTTCTATAAGCCAGTCTATAACAGGTTTATCTAATGGAAGCTACCCTGGGTTTATAAATGCAGACGGAGCTGCGGTTGGTCAAATATTCTATGACTATTCCAATGCCGAGCACTCTTCTAACGACCCTTTAAGGCTGATAGCCTATAAAAGAGACGCTACTTTAGATGTTGACTATTATGTTGATGCAGATAAATTTCTTGCAGATGCAAACAGTGTTTGGACAAATTTGAGTGGGACAGTTGAAATCACAGCAGGGTCAAATAAAGTAGTGGGTACAAATACAAGTTTTACTAACTTTGATGTGACGCGAGTTTTGAAGTTTTCCTCCACACAAGCAGCAAAAATAGCTTTTATAGAAAGTGACACGGTTTTGTATCTTGATAGGAGTTTTACTGCGGCAGTCAGCGCAGGTACAACTGCAGCTATTGATGAGCTTGGTATAAACTTTGCGGAAGATTTTATACTTGGGGAAGTCTTATATAATGGAAATCTGTCCGCAGGTCAGCGTTATAATTTTGTACCAGAGTTCACAAAGTCAGACTTACTAGCAGACAACTCTCGTGCTGTAATTGCGACTCCAAATGTCATGTCTCTTATGTACGGCAGCGACGGGGCAATCAAAACAGACTTTGATAGTATAACTCTAAAAGTGCAAACAGTTGGGTTTGAGGCTCCCAAGATAAAAGTAAACGGAGCAGGCTTCGATCAAACTGACCAAACTGCTCAAACAAGTTTTAGTGCAATTTCTTCAGAGCCTCATAGTGTAACTCTACATAGTGCTGCCAATGACGGTGCAAATCCCCCTCCTTTTGCTGTTGGAGGTGTAAACGGAGTACCGCTTGTATTTACTGTAACAATACAGGAAACAGAAGATACTACGATAACGGCTACAGAAACTGTTACTATCACAAAGGCACAGGAAGAAGCAGCTTCAGGAGCTACTCGAACAGCAGCAGGATATTTGTACTATCAAACACAACAGGCAAATGCGCCTTCGGCTCCTTCAGCTTCGGGAGTAGCCTATAACTGGTCTACTGGACTTTTCAACGCTGGAGGAGTTATAGGCACAGGAGGAACACAATGGAATCAGATTGCTCCCACACCGACAACTGGAGCAACAGACAAAATGTGGTATATTTACTACAATGTTGTTCAGGCAAGTTCAAGTGATAGTACAAGTACCCCTACTTTTGGCACTGTGGTATATCAAGCCACCAACTTCACAGGACTTGTAAGATTTACCGGCACAGGTGCTGTTGCAGACGGCTCTGGAAACGGATTAAGTTTTGGATCTAGCGGTACAACTCTAATTGATGGTGGAAATATTACCACGGGAACCATAAAATCTGACGGAGTTCAGGTTGGGGGCAGTAGCAGTTTCACAGCAGATGGTAGTGCTTTTACCAGTGCTGGTACTTATTTTAACTTAGCCAATGGATCAATTGGATCACAAAACTTTAGAATACAATCAAATGGAAACGCTCACTTTGCAGGTGATCTTATAGTTGGGGGAACAACTTTAACGACAACTAACACTTTAAATGCAAATACTACTAAATCTGATGTCGGGCTTCCAAACGTACAGGACGGAACTCCTGCTCAACAGGTACAAGCTGCATTTACTCCAGGAACTACTGTTATTTCAGGAGGAAAAATAACTCTATCTAGCGAAGCAGCAGCAGGCGGCACGACTAGTGTTGTTGAACTAAACTCTGCAACAAAGCAAATTCTGATAAAAGATGCGGGGGTCACCCGAGTACTCATAGGTAAGCTAACATAGCAACCACCAAAAAATAAAACTTGACTAATTACTCAGGTCGGGCACAGCTGCGTACGTCTGTTGACGCTAGCTCGGCTTCTGCATCTTTTACTGTTACAAAGACAAATGCTGCTGAAGGAGCGTTAAAAATGGAACTCTCTGCCTCAACCAGTTCTGGTATATCTGCAGGACAAT